AAGCCGTTTTTATTTTTTAGCCATATACTTTGTTGTCTCAAAAATGGCTATTTTAGGTATGTTGCACACATATATCCTTTTGTTCCTTTTGCCCAACCGTTTTCTATAGAATATACTTTTACTTTTGTTCCATATTTATAGCAAGTAACTCTATTATAATTTGTTCCTGGACCTTGCCTTACATTTAGTCCAGTTCTGGCTGTTACTGTCATTATATTATAACTATCTACATTTTGTATTTTATTTATATAGTCTGTACATACCCATTTACCTTCGCCAATTTTAGCCCAATTTTCTACAATTTCATATACATCTACTTCATTATTTAAAAACAATCTCCCAATTATACTATAATTAATTCCTGCACCAGAGCGAACATTTAAACAAGAGCTTGTCCTTACGTTTACAACTTTATATTTTTCGACTTTAATCTCTGGAACAACTGGAATACTTGTATCTATGTTAGTATCAACGCCAGTTCCTTCATAGCACCATAATTCATTATATCCACCATAAGCTTTCATGTTTTCAAAAGTAACGAATACACTTGTTCCTTCTACTCTAGCCTTTCCACGTCTATATGAAACCTCAAACTTATTCTTATATAAATATGGGTCATAAACTTCGAACTCATTGTCCTTGAATCCAACCAATACAATAAAGTGTCCTCCTGTTGTAAACAGAGTTCCTTTATCGTCAGTACATCTTGCAACAACTAAGCCACCCTTTTCAAGGCATTCCTTTGCTTCTGCTATTTTCCAATTTCTTTGAACTTTTAGTCCATATTTTTCTGTTAAATAACTATCAAAAGCTCTGTTTGAAGTTCCGCCATTAACACGAACTCCATCTCTAATAAAAATATCTCCCATAGTATCTGGGGTAATTATTTCTTTAATCATTGAAACAACCATAGCAGCACAAGCAGCACCACATCCACCAGAACCTATTGTTGCATATGGTAGTTGTTGGCTTGGGTATGGGTGATTAGCCCATCTGTTATCAATTTGACTATAATAAATTTTATTCATCTACCACACCACCTTCCAAGTTTTCTTCATTACCGATATTCTGGAATTTCTGTTGTAGATATTATATTTAGTTTTTTAATTTCTTCTTCCATAAACTATTCCTCCCCATTTTCTTTATTTTCTTTCTTCTTTGTAAAAAAGTATGTAATTACTGCTCCATAGCTTGTACTAAATAACATTAGCAATTCTTTATTGATATCTACATTAACAAACATTAATACTACTAAAGCTATTGTCATTAGCAAAGTTACTATGCTTTTTACATCTATTAATTTTGCAAATTTTTCTTTCATTTTTCACACCTCACTTTAAACCTAATTTTATAGCTATGTAACCTAATATTGTTGATAATATAAAATAGAAAATATAGTCTATTAGTTTGTCCCACTTTCGCCCTTTATTTTTATCCACTTCTTCTAATTTAATATTTATTCCAGCAACATTCTTCTCTACATTTTCCATTCTAAAATCCATCTTTTCCATTATTACATAAGTCTTTTTTAGTTCATCAATATTCTTTTCTTGTTCATCCAGCCTATGATGAGCAGACTTATCGCTCTGCTCTACTTTTACTAGTCGCTCTACTAAATTTGTATCTTCCATACTTTTTCCTTTTCCTTTCTATTAAACTATTTTTCTGACACTAACATTAGGAGTAGTACGATACTTACCATTTTATTTTAATTTAAAAAATTGCAGGCCAAAAGCTCCGCAGGCAAATTGCTTGCCATCCGAGTCATTTTTTAAAGTTATTTCTATGGTTCCATTTGCGGGTACATCTACTACCGCTAACAATTTAGTATATAAAGTGTAAGCATAAACATTTATAATTCCGCCACCAACATATTTTTCATTAGTGTTAACTTTTAATCTTAAATACAGCGTTCTACCTGTTGCTCCGGTAATAGTTTAGAGGCACATCCGCCAAAAACATATACCTTCCTGCCGTTTCTATTGTAAAACTTTTTAAAACGTGTTCTGTTGTGTCTGTTTGAACCGTTAAAGCAGGAACATTAACAGTTTCTAAAGCAGTATTGATATTATTAAGCTGTTTTTCTGTAATTGCTTTGTCTCCATTAATATCAACATAATCTTTACCAACTCGAAGAACTGGAATGCCTTTTGTTAATACCACAGGGTCGCTATATACTGTCATTAACTGGTCATCTATCATAAATTCAAATGTGTATTCTTTGTTATGGTCTAAATTCTCTAATAATTCTGTATATGTAAATGTATTTTCTGTTATTATAGGTGTTAAAGTAGTCCAATTTGTATATTCTCCTTTTCCTTCTTTGTATCTATACTTTAAAACTAAACTATTATTTACATTTCCAAAGCTGTTATTAAAATAGTTCCCTTTTATTGTCATATTAGCATTATCTGCTGTACTTTCTGGTCTCTTAACAATAATGCTTGTAAATGCTAATCTTATGTATTCTATCCAGACTAGAGTATAATCAACACTTTTTGAATATCCTCTACTGTCTGTTGCTTTTACACTTATGTATTTACTGTTTATATTATTGAACTGTGTTACAGCTGTACTACTTGTCCTTCCATCTCCTGTATTTGTATAGTAGCTACTAATACTAGCACTATTTTTAGCAGTTGCACTTGCTGTTACTTTTGCGTTAGAAAATCCTTTTATAAACTTTATATTGCTTCCTGTTAATGCTATAGTTGTGTCATTTGTATCTACTATACTAGCTGATACTGTTGGAATACATTCACTTTCTTTTGCATAAGCTGTGAAATTGCAGGTAGATGTTCCTATTAGAATATCTCCAGAATAAGTTTGACAAGTTATTGTTCCTACTCCAGACTTTGCATTTGGTATCTGTGCATATAAACTAGAAGCTGGTATTGTTGCTCCTAGTGTTGTAGCACTTGTTTTTGTTGCTATTGTTCCACTAGCATTTCCAAAAGCCCATGTTACTGTGTGAGTAAAGCTATTACTTGCTCTTGAAATTACTATTGTTGTTGCGTCTCCTATATTAAACGAACTACAAGATACACTTGAAGTACGAGGTATCGTTGTCAATACTTTCGATGCACTTCCTATTATCGTCCCAACACGGCTGTGTCCAGACACCCATTTGAAAGACGCATAAGCAGTTTTATTTCCATCGGAATTATGAACAATGTCAGCTGAAACTTGACCTAAAAGTATTCGTTTACTTGAACCAAAATTAAAGCTATCAATTGTAATGTTTTGAGCAACAGTATCAAGCTTAAGTTCTGCATTACTAGGGTATCCTGAAAAAGAATTTTCATTACTGTCTGCACACGCATAGAAGTTTGCGTAACAATTGCTTAGATTTTCAGCAATTGATTGATAGTTTTGTACAATTTCAATTTCTCCCCAAAAGCCCATTTCTACACCTCCAAATCCGTTAATTCTTGAATATTTGAAACCAGATGATGGAAATCGGTGCAAGCTTCTCCGTTTTCGTCTGTTGCTTTTACTATTTGCAAGTTTCCTATCTGTGCACTTCCTACAACTATAAGCTTTTGTATGCCTGTTCCTTTATCATTAAAAATTGCTTTTAATTCGTTATAAGAATATACTCTCATTCCAGAGTTGTTAATTTTTGCATTAACTGGGTCATCTGATTTTGCTATAGACAATTCATCGGTATTGAACGTATAAGACATGCTTTTTATTGTCTCTGAGTTTTCTTTTAGCTCTTCGTTTATCGTTTTTGTTTTCTCTTCAAACTTAATTTCGTACTTATTTACTCTTTGCTCCGTTGTTGATACTGTTTCATTTAATTCTATTAAATTGTTATTTATCGTGTTGATATTAGATTTTGTTTTTGATACTTCAGATACTATTTCATCTACTGTTATCTTCTGTTCTGCTAGTTTCTTTGTTGTTTCTGTATAGTTTTTTTCTGCATTCTGCTTAGTTTCATACACGTCTAAACCGTTATCTCTCATATATGTAACTTTTGCATATGCTGTTGACGTTATGTTTGTTACGTTTTTATATGTTGTTAATGCTTTTATTTTCTCCCAAGCTTCTTGCTGTTCTGCTGTGTATGGGATTGTTTCTTCTTCTGATAGTTCGTATTCTACTGTAATAGGGTGTTCTGATAGCCAAGTTTTCCATTTAGCTACTCTTTGGTCTTTCGTATCACTCGAAACTATTCCTGTTGCTGTCTTATTTATTGTTATACAGAATACCGTTGTTGCCCAAAATCCTTGTACATTTGATGAACCTTTTTTAAAATAATCACAAATTACGCTATTTATGTTATTAGTATTTATACCTATATTTCTTATATAAAAATAATCTGTACTGTTATCTTTATTTTCATCTTTACTCCATATTTCACTTCCATCAAATACAACTTGTTTTCTTGCACGATGTATTCCCTCATCATCTAAATAACTTCCTTCCATTAGCTTTTGATTTCCTAATGGAAAAGTTGCTACTTGGGATTTGTAGGGTTCGTAGTCAAAATTTTCTGGTGTAATAGTAGTGTCTTCTAATAACGATAGCCTAAAAGTGATAGAACCAGACTGACCAGCAGAAAATGATATAAATGTTCTTAGTCCAGTGTTTCCTAAAAATTCATCCGATGTTTCATTTATGGAATTATAAATTGTGTTATTAGCTAAAACGGAGAAATTCCTATAAAAATTCGTTTTAAATTGTTGTGGAGATGAATTAACACTCACAAAACTAGCATTACCTGTACCACTTACATTTTTGACTTCTGCAATTACATTGAAGTTAGTTCCAGTTTTTAAATTTAAGTTATTAGTATAGTAATTAAAATATTTTGTAGCTGTTCCGTCAGTATTGTCTCCTGTTACTGTTATCCACCCTTCGTTATCAACTGTTATGCCTTCTGTCACATTATTTGTATCTTGTACATTAAATTTATTCTTCCCTTCAACTTTAAACTCTAATGAGTTGTATGGAACGTATGGGGTTGCTACTGAGCCCTCTTCTATTTGTGCTTTATCAAATACCATAGAACAAATTTTAATAAATCTTTCATATGCTAAATCTTCATTAGTATTAGTAGTTGCAATACAAAAATATAATTTTCCTCCATTTGCTTTTGTGTCACTGTATCCCGTGACAACTCCTATTCCATTTTTATAAACATTATTGTAAATACAACAATGAAACGCCTTTCCTGGTCCAGTAGAATATGTATTTCCAATAGTTAAACCAGCATATACCGAATACCCCAAATTAGTTAAATCTGTCAATTTAAGGTTTGATATTGTGTAAGCAGTGTTCGGTTTTATATTCTTTATTTCAAAAAAAGCATAAGTATTATCATAAGTTAAATTTTCTACATTTATTGCACTTTCATAATCAAACTTATTTTTTCCCTCTATATTTTCTATCTCAATAGGACTGTCTGGTGTTGGTGTTCCTTCTTGTATGCTTTCTCCGTGTAAACTTATATCTACAAAAGGCTCTTCGCTACTGTCTTCTATGTGTATGTTTTTTCCTTCTGCTTCTCCTTGGGTGTTGGTTATGTTTTCTACTGATTGCTCTACTGATGATACTTTACTGGTTATTCCATTTACGTCTTGCTCTACTTTGGTTATCTTTTGTGTGTTCTCTGTGGTTTCTTCGGTTAGTTGAGTTATTTTTCCATCTATCTGATTAATATTTGACTCCACTCTTCTGTTTATAGTTCTTTGTGATGGTGTTCTAGTAGTTGTTTCTTCTTTTGCTTTACATTGTATTTTGCTTTCAATATTTGCAATCCAACGTCCTGAAAATTGCATTGAACCTTGGTATATTACATTTTTACCATCTATAACAACGATATCTCCTGTATCTAGTGCTGGGTCTATTATGCTTTCGCCTTCAAAACTGTAAAATTCTAGTCCTTTTAATGTGTTATAAATATTATTGATTTGATCTTGATCAACTATGTACATATTGTCTTGGCTGATATAAACTGTATTGCCTGTTGTATCTCCTTTTTCAAATAGTTGTATTCCATCATCATATCTTACACGTGTTATTTTAAATTTTTCTCCCCATTTAAAAGTCTTAAATAACTTTAATGGAAGTGTAACTGAACTTTCTCCGATTGTTTTTATATATAGTTTTCCATCTCTACCTATTACTGCTATTCCACCAGCTTGTTCTGCTATATAACTTAAATAAGTTCTTGCTGATACTGTATTGTCGTACACTGCTATTTCCTTATTCATGTTTAAAAAAGAAGTAGAACCGAAGTTCTACTCCTGCTTTTGTACATAAGTCTTGTAGTACCTGTATTATTTTTGCTTTTCCATTATTGCTATCTATTAGTGTTTTTCCATTATAATTAAATTCAAATTTAATCATATTATCGCGTAATTTAAATGTTACTGTGTAATCGTCTTCTTTGCTTATATCATCCACATTAAATACTCCAACAGGTATTATTTCGCCTGTTATTCCACTCTTGATTTCTACTTTGTTTATAGTTGCAGGTATTACTGATTTATATAATTTTAATTCTATGCTTTGTGCTTCTATACAGCCCAATGCAAACTCATCACTTGAGAAAGCTTTTTTCGAGGGTTTACAGTCTAATATATATTTAGAATCTATCTCCGTGTCATTTATGTATACTTTTAATAAATGAGTTACATTGTATACTTTAGACTTATAGTTATTACTTGTACTATACATTAACTATTTGCCCCCTCTACTGCTGTTTTTTGTGCTTGTGTCAATTCTTTTTGCATTAAATTAAATGATGTTTTCCATTTTGTTTTTTCTGTTGCTGTCCCTTTTTCTGTTTTTATCATGTCAATATGTCTCTTTGAAACTCTAAACTGTGCGCCTTCTAAAAATCCACCTTTTACAACTGGAATTTTTATATCCAATACAAATGGATTCTTAAATGTTTTTTGACATAATTCTTCTGCTTCTTCTTCTGTATTAAAATCCCATGACATAGAAAGTTTTAACATTCCTACAGCTATTGGATTATCTATTAACGAACCATCAACAACACTAGAATAACTGTCTTTATCTGTGTCTTCTATGTCTACTGAATATGTACTTGGTGTCGGTAAATTTTCTGTTTTTCCATGTTCTCTCCATAACATAATTTTATCCTCCTACTAATGCTTCTATGTCTTTCCCTGTTTGTCTTTTCATGTCTCTTAAATTGTCCAATAATATTTGTCCTAGTTTTGCATTTCCTACATTTACTGTTAAATAAATTGGTTTATTGTTTTCATTTTCTTTATATGCTATATCACTTAAAGCATCCAACATATTATTAGCCTTAACATTTACAGGTTTTATTGTTGGATTTGTTGAAGGAATACCTGTTACCGCTTCCGTATTTATTGTATAAGACATTGTTCCTGCTAAATTTTCTATTTCATTTTTTACTTTTCCAACGTTGTCTTTTATTCCTTTTACCATTAAATCAATCATATCTGGCATATAAGTGTGAAAATTTGAAAGTGGTCCTTCTTCTGGTTCTGAGAAACCTAAAAATCCTTTAATTTTACTAGCAACACTTTGAACTGCGCTTCCAACTTTATGAGCTGTATTTCTTATTCCAGAAGCCATATTCTCTGTTAAATCTTTACCCCAAGTTGTAGCATTTCTTCCTAGATTTGTAAATGTAGTTTTTATATTATCTCCCCAACCAGAAATTACTGTCTTTGCATTATTAAGTCCAGTTGAAATATTGTTCTTTAATGTATTTACTTTATCTCTAACAGTATTAGATGCATTAGACCAACATTCACTTATTTTAGATTTAACATTATTTCCCCAATTTGATATTGTATTTCGTGCATTATTAAATCCTGTAGAAATACTGCTTTTAACATTATCAACTTTTTCTTTCACTTTACTTGAAACATTATCCCAACACTCTTTTACTTTACTTTTTACATTTCCTGCCCACTCAGATACTCCATTTTTGATTTCATTAAATTTGTTTTTAACATTTTCAGCAAAACCTTTAAAAATTCCTGCTACAGCTTCCCAGATGCCTAATAGACCTTGTTTTAATCCTTCTATTAAAAATCCACCCATTTCAGCCATAACAGTTGATGGTGAGTGTATACCAAATACACTTTTAAATCCATCTATAAATGGTTTGAAAATGTTATCATTAATCCATTGCCCTATTCCAACAAAAGCATCTACTATGCCTTTAAAAATTCCTGCTACGATATTTCCTCCACATTCTTCAATCTTAGCATCAAAATATTGCCCTATTCCAGAAAGAGCATCACTTATTAATGTTCCTAGAAACAGTGAAAGTCCACCCAACGCTGTTCCTATACCTCTGAATATTGCAGATACAATTCCGCTCCAATCAATATTTTGGACATATTCCTCGATATCTCTAGCCATTTGTTGCCAATCAATAGTCTCTAATGTTGAAGATATTGTGTCAAATATTCCTTTTATTCCATCACTCAATGTTTTAGCTGCTACTGACCAATCAATATTGTGAAAAAATCCATTTATAGCGTCCCCTATAGCTATTCCAAATTGTTTCCAGTCAAATGTTGTTACAAAATTGTAAGCAAAATAAATTGCTGTATTTAATCCTTGCGCAACCGTATCTCCCACTTTCTTCCAATCTGTTACTGCTATAAAGCCATTTAATGTTTGTGCTATTCCAGATGCTATATTTTTAGCTGTACTCTGTATTTTATCCCAAGGTATTTTAGCTAAAGCATTGTTTAATTTTTCCCCTATCATAGCTCCGATTTCATTCCAATTACCATTTTTAATTACATCTATTATTTTGTTTGGTGTTTTATCTACTTTTGATAAATCTATATTAGGTGTTCCGCTTCCAGTTCCTCCTGAATTTTTATTATCAGAAACATTATTTATTTCGCTGTGTATTCCACTTAAAGATTTACTTGTCTGTTTTGCACTACCTGATGCACTTTTCATAGATGAAGCTGTTGCTTTTGCAAATATATTTACTCCAGTAAAAGCATAAGCTAAACTTTGTATTGCTTTCATCAATTGATATACTAAGTTAATTACATATTCTATTACTGGTGCAAACATGCTTCCCATTGCATATTTCATATATTCTATATTAGCACTTAATTGTTGAGCCCCTGCGTTTTGGCTAGATAACCAACTTCTTGCAGAATTACTTAAAACAGAATATATCCCCCTCAAACTAAATAATGCCGCCGCATATTTTAGCACATGTTTTAGATTTCCTTTGAGACCATTTCCCATATTTTTTATATTGTTTGTAATGTTTTGAGTTACTTTAGGTATCCCCTTGAAGTTGTTTTTAAATCCCAAAGTACTAGCTTTGGCTTGTTCTATTTTTTGTTTAATCATACTAAAAAAGCCACTCATTTTTCTTTGAGTGGTAGTGTTTGAATTGGTTTCATTTTCTAATTCTGTCATTTTTGATTTGGCACTATCTAGTAACGCGTTACATCTAATTATTTCATTATTTAACTTATCACTTTCATTTACCATTTTAACATAATTGTCATCGTTGAATAATCTTAGCTCTGTCTGTTGATTTATTCTTTTAAATCCAGCATCTGGCATTTCTTTTGATACATTTTGTCTCGTCGTCTCTTTCATTTTATCTAATGCCCCATTTGTTATATTTAGCTTTATTTCTCGTTCACTTATTTTTTTTTGTAAACTATCTATTTCTTTTTGTAATTGTGTTGTTTGTTTTATAGCTTCTTGATTATTTACTTTTATTATTATTGCATTGTCTTGGTTATCTTTTTTTAAATTACGCATCTTATTTTTTATAAAATTAGTTGCTTTTTGAATTTTATTTTGGAGTGTTGATATATTAATTTTAGAAAAGGACTCTTGTACTTTCTCTAATTCTTTTTTAATTCCAGGAACTAATTTTTCAAATCCCTTTAATGCCTCTTCTACTTTTGCAGTAACAATAATTTCAATTTCCTCTATTGTCATTTTTCCACCTTCTTTCTTTTTAAGACATAATAAAAGACATCAGATTAAGTCTGATGCCTAAGTGGTTTAAAAGATTATAAACTAATTGTTTTGTTTTTTAGTAGCTCTCAAAGGTGCTCCTACATTATCTCTAAAACTTCCCAATAATATTTTTATTGTATCAAAAAACCATCCAACCATGCATAAACCCAGTGTGAATGTATACAACAATCCTTTTCCTATATTACCAACATAGTATTGATGTAAGCCAAACCATCCTCCAAATATACACATTAATAGAGCAGTATCTTTATTTTTATCTGATGTTATTGTTTGATAATGTGCCATAATAATTCCCCCTTTTCATTGTCTTAAAAAGAGTATATTATAACTACTACTAAAAATCAATATATTATAACAAATTATTTTTCGACATAATTCGACATTAGCCTTTAAATAGCCTTCTTTGTTCTTCCAAGGTTTGTTCTTTTTCTTCTGTTTTAAACAATTCCTTATATTGTTCTCTTATAGTTATCATCTTAGCATTTTGATTCATGCAATCACCTGCAATAAGTTTATTTGTAACCGCTTCTTGTAAATCAATTTCTCTTTTAAAGTCATCGTTTCTTCTGCTTATTTGGCTTTGGCAATACAGATTTATTTCTTTATAGCTTCCTTCCCAGAAGTCGCTCGGTTTTAACCCCAAATAGTATGCCAAAGGTTCAGTTGCATAAATTATTTCAATTAAATTATTGGAATTTTTTATATTATCTATTATTGAATCTAAGCTTCTAAAAGTATTTGACTTTCTGCCATTTTGCTTATCGCTTTCTCTGCTGATTTCTGCACTAATTCGTTTATATTCATGGCTGACAAAGGATTTGATATCATTTCTGTTAGTTCTTTCTTGTTCATTTTTTTCATAAAAAAACCTTGTTCATTTATAACCTCTGTCAATTCCTTATAAATATCACTGTATGTTTTTCCATTTTCTGTTTTATAGTCATCTAAGAAATCATAAACCTCATCAGAGCTAGAGAATGCGTGTTTTCCATCTTCACCTTCTGCAAGTGTATATATCATCTTAGATAATGCATTTAAGTCATTTTCTTTTACTGCTTTAAAATAAGCATCTTCAAAATTTTTATTTTTTAGTGTATTCGCGATTTCCACTATTTTTCTTGTTTTTAATACTAGTTTAATTCTTTTATTTTTTGTTTCTAATATCATTTTTTCTCTCCTTTGCAAAAGAGAGAAGGCTCCGAGCCTTCTCTTAATATTAATATTTTGTTAAATCTCCCTCTACAGGGTATCCATCTGTTTCTACTACATTTGATTCTTTATATACTCTCATTGTGTCTTTTATGAAGTCTCCATCGTTTATTTCTTGACCTGCTATGTCTACAGTGCATTTTACTGACTGAACTAGTGGTTTATTAGCAACTGATGCTGTTGTTTCTGGATACTCTAAGAATAAGAATATTGTTGTATCTGCATCTGCTATACTTTTAATAGATTTATGTGTTTCTTGAATGAACATCATTTCAATATCAACAGTTTCTGCCTTTCTTTTTCCTTTTGCCATTCTTTCCTCTTCTAAATCAAGAGCACTATATGTTTGGCCTTCTTTTAGTGTCTTTAATTGTCCTACTTTTTGAACATAACCTATGTCTATTCTATCTCCTGTTAATGTTGTTGCATAAGATACTTTAGCTTTCATTGCAACTTGTGGTGTTGTTGTTTTTGGTGTTACTTCATCTCCCATTTTTAATTCCTCCTATCTTAAATTAAAAGAGGCTGTTATAGAATTATAACAAACCTCAAATGTTATTGTTATACCGTATTTTTGCAGTATCTGGTCATATACTGCGGGACTGGTATTAGTCCTTATAAAATTTAATTCTTGAAGTTTCGTATCAACTTCGTTTGTCATTTGCATTGCTTGTCTTTGTTTTTCATTCCAACAAGTGATTGATATTTGAAATGTAGAACGAATAGGAAATGCGTTTTCTGTTAGATTTACTGATTTCAAAGGTGTATGCAATTCCAATATAGGAAATTTACTTTCTGTATTTGGATTACTTAAAATCGGTTTATTCTTATACAAATTTTCTAGCTTTTCATATACTAAATCGCTAAAGTCCTTTATACTTAAATCTTTCATTTGCAACACTCCTTTATCATATCGTCTAACTTCTTCTTAACTATTTCTACATTTTCATCTCTACTTTTGAAACTTGCATCTCCCATAAAGTGGTTTGCTTTCATTCCGTGAGCAATATAGAAATCTACTCCTTGAATATTAACCACTGGATAACCTAATGCTTTTTCTACTTTAGAAACTGGAATGAACCATTCAGTATAACCACTTTCTATAAAGTGTTTTGATTTTCCTACGTGCTCCATTTCAGCGTTAGCACCTGTACCAAAATATTCAAAAAACAAATATGAAACTCCATTAGACATAAATTTTGAAGGATCAGCATAAACTTTCCCCTTTACTTCCTTAGTAGACATATCGACCATTTCGACTAATATGCCTTCTTCATTATGCCCTTTTTCTAGCTTTATAGCATAACCTCTAATGTTTTTTAGTACATCTTCAGTTATCATCTTTGTAGTTTGTGGTAGTTTTTGAATTATAGCATTAATATTTTTGAAATTATGTTTTACTTTAATCTTGCAACCTAGATTTATCATTGTACTTTCTCCATTCTATAAACATATGTGTCACCTATTTTGTTTTTGTCTAGCACACGATACTCCGGGATAAACTCCTTAGAATTTGAAATATTAGTAAATGATACTCCATCGCCTTTTTGTATGTCATAATCTCTTGTGCTTCTGCCTTTATAAATACTATAATCCACTTCTCCAGTAGACTTTCTGTCTAATTCGTTTGCGTCTTGTTGCATATTTAACCAAGCTGTGCTTTTATATTTCCATACTCTTTCTGATTCGCCGTGGTCTTCTACTTCTTCATATTCTGATATATATACTTTGGTTAAATCTCGTAATAACATTATCTAATCCTCCTTAATCCAGATTTTATAATGTCATTTCTTAATTTTTCTATAATATCTTCATATGAACTTGATATAGAACCTTCTCCACGACTTGTTAAGCCTTCTGCACCTCTTGAAAGATAGATTGCTTTTGTTGCTTTCTTAATATATGGAAATAACTTCTCATCATTTTTTTGTCTATTAGAAATATCAGAGGCAATAGAGCTTACTTCCTCTAATATTTCATTTAAGACTTCTTCATCATCTTTTTTATAGTTAACTCCTAAATCATCTATTATCTTATCTATACTACTGGTTTCTGCCATTTCTATTGCCTCCTTAATTATTCTTTTTCAGCTTTTGGTTTAGCTTCTTTTGTTTCTTTCTTTTCAGCTTTTGGTTTAGCTTCTTTTTCTGCTTTGTTTATTTTTAGCCCTATAAATGTAGACATTTGTTTACCTCCTATCCTTCATATGAACAATATACACCAGCTAATTTGTTTTCATATACATGTCCATATAAGTTGTTGTTTCTATATTTGAATACGTTGTCATCTCCATTTTGATCTTCATCTGGTGTAAAATATTTTATGTATTGATCCATAGCTGTTACTACAGCAGATTTCTCAACACATAAGAAGTTGATATCTTTTCCACCTTCTACTAATTCATAGTAGTCTGATGTTGAAGGGTTTCCTGTTGGAGAAGTTACTTTTGAATATGCTCCAGAACTTTCTGTGTAATATGTCTTTCCTGATACTACAGCTGTATCTGTTGACTTAATATATGAATCTTTTGCTTTTTGGTATCCATAATTTTGTTTTCCATTGTTTAATGTTACTGCTGTATACATTCTTGTTTGTGGAACTTCAATTATTGTAGCAAATCTTTCTAATACTTTTTTAGATTTAGTTGTGTCTAAATCATCTATCATTCCTTTTAATGTTGGTGTTATGAATAAAATTCTGTTTTCTGTTGAAACTTCATCTTCGTCCATTTTATTTATACATGTTCTTAATGCTGTTACAACTCCTGCACCGTCAGAAATAGTTTCTTTCTTTGTTGAGATTCCTGCTACTCCTGCTATTTTTGCAATTCTTGCTGCGTCTGTTTCTGGAACTACTTTTGTTCTTACAAATTCTCCAGATAATCTTGCAAAAGGTAATCCTAATGCTTCTTGGTTGTCTAGTCTATCAATTCTTAAGTCTTGGCTTCTTTCTTTGTCATATTTTACTGTTTCCCACACAAATTTTGTTGAGCCCTTTGTGTATCCATCATTTCTTGAGAAATCTCCTAAACCATCCATGTCTAGTTTAGCTACTTTTATTTCTCCATTTAATCCTTTTTGTACTGTTGTTTCATCTCCATCTAATATAGATGTTTTTGCTTCGTTTTTATATACCTCGTCTAATTTAGGTAAATAAATTGTTGATATTTCAATATTATTCATTGTTTATTCTTCCTTTCTTATTTCAATCCCATTGCCTTTCTTATTGCTTCATCAGCACTTGACTTATTACCAGATGGGTCTGGATTATATGGTGGTTTTTCTTTTGACCACTCATTTACTGCTTTTTCTACAATTCTGTCTTGAATTGTTTTTATAAGCTTTGTTTTTGCCTGTAATTGCTCTGCTGTCATGTTTTCATAATCAAAAAGATTTAAAAATTCTGGGTCAAATGCTGTGTCTTGTGTTGTTGCTATTTTTAAAGCTTCATCTTTTAAGTCTCTAGCATTTAATTTTTTTTGCATTGCCTCATAATCTTTTTGTTGTTTTTGCAATTGATATTGTAATTTTTCAGTTTCGTTCATTTGTGCTAGTCTTTCTGCTTCTGATTTTTCAGCATCATTTTTAGCTTTCCAACCTTCCTGTGCTGTTTGAATAGCCTTTTGAACTCTTCTGTCAAATTCTGCTTGATTCTTTCCATCCTTTAAGAAATCATCAAATGTTACAGGATTATTATTTGTTCCTGCATTCTGATTATTTGCTCCCGCTGGTTCATTGTTTGCCCCAGTATTAGCATTATTTGGATTATTGTCTTGTCCTTCCATTTTTTACTCCTTTTGCCCCAGCCATTGCCCATAAAGCCCCAGCCATTGCACTTGTATTCTGTTGTTCTTTAATGCCTGCAATCAGTAAAAAGGCATAAAAATAAGAGCTACGTCTAGCTCTTGATTTATAATTATAAAATGTTAATAACTTATTTATTATCTTTATTCTTTGCTTTCATATATCCTTCTGCAAAATTATATTTTAATACCCACATAAATGGTCTAAATATTGTAATTATAGTAAATATAATCCAATACGCAGTGGGCATTTGTAATTTAATGCTTAATATTAAAACTAATAACCACATATTATTCACCTTCTTTCCATAATAAAAGCACCTACTTCAAAAGTAAGTGCTTATTTCTTTCTATTGTATAAATTGTATTCCATTGTATCTTCAGTATCTATTTTTCTAAAATGTTCTGTAATATCCTCATCATCTTGTAAGTTATATTCTTCAATCAATTTTATTAATTTATTAGTATTCTTTTCTTTTAATGCTTTCTTTTTTATTTTCTCATAATTCATTTATTACACCTCTAATATATTCAAACAAACTTTTATCCTTATTTAATAAATTTTCTTTATTCTCAATATATTCTCTAAATCCTTCACTAAAGTAATCTCCTAAACAATTCATATTAATATTTCCATTACTATAAGTTCTTAAATTACCTTGTAAGTCCTTATTGTAAATTTTACCTTGCAAATCAGATATAAATTTCGCGTTCTTTATTCCATTCATGCCCAATTCTTCATTATATTTTATTAATTCTTGATTATAATTCTCTAATCCTGCATTACGTATTTTAATATATTTTTTATCGTTTAGTATATTTAACTTAGTTTCTATTGCATGACCAATTTCGTGAATAACTTCGCCTTCTGTCAAATTTTCGCCATCCATTATATATATTTTATCTTCTTTTCTATCATAAAAACTGTTTTTAATTATATGATTATTTCTGTATACTTTACCTTCTGAAAATATTTCATAATTTGTATCTTCAATTAAATTTCTTATATTGTAAGGCAATTTTGTTATTGCATTTACAATTCTGTCTATTTCACTTTCAGGCTTATAATCTTTATTCACATTTAGCCTAATATATGAAGGATATTCTATATCATTATAACTTGTTTTTTCTTGTTTTTCAACTGGTGGCAAATACATTATTGTACTTCTACAATAATGAAAATGATGTTGTATCGGTGGAAGATTTAAGCCTAGTACTAATCCATTACATCTAATTCTTTGTATTTTTAGCTCTTTTTGTGTTTCACCATAATATCTATCAAATACATTTTCTTTGTTGATATAAAATTCTTGATTATTTAAACTATCACACATCAATGTTGTTTTATCATCTTCTACTGCTATAAATCTAACTTTTGAATTATCTTCTGCTATTTTTTTTATTCCTTCTACTTTTGCTAAATTGTTTAATCCTATCATTTGCATATCTGCTGCGCCTGATATTTTATCGTCATTTATATTAAGCTTTTGATTATTTTGTCTATTTATTATTGTTTGGAACTCGCTAGAATCGATTTCTAGGTCTTTTTTTTGTTGTATATTTAAAATTACTTGTTTGTATATTTGCTGAGCATTATATTGCATTGTCGCTTCAACGTATTGTTCCCAGTTAAATCCACTATAATTTGGTTGGTCTAATAATGCAAGAAATAAAGCCATCTCTAATATTGATGGCTTTTTCTTTTTATTAACTTCTTTTTGTCCTTCTTCATAATAATAATTTGTGTCTTCATACATTATCTGCTTTTCTTTTTCTTCTAATTTGCTCTGTTCTTCTATATATGCACTATAAATAAGTAATTCTAGTATTTCACTGTTTTTTACTCTTGTTCTTTTATAAATATTATTTGCTAATACACTAAAATAGTTATTATTCTTTAATAATCCTTGTTCTTTCCATTGTTCTATATATGTGTTTATTCTTTTTTTAGTCTTATTGTCTGCTATATTGTAAATATTCTCTGATGTAAAATCAAATGTATCAAAGAGTTCTTGTAATCTGTTCTGGGTTTGTTTGGATGTTTTATTGTATAACTGTTTTAATTGTCTCATATAATTATCATGTTGCTTCCACATATAAAACACCTCTATTCTAATGTTATTTTTACTTCATTTAATTTACATGCAATATTATTAGTTATTGAATCATTCTCTCTATTTTCAAAGTGTATCTCATTATCAGATATACTTGCATAAATAATTTTGTCATATATTTTATTGCTATATTCTATTTTAAACCCTTTATTGATTTTAGGATTATATGGCTCCAACATCATTTTCTTTTTCTCCCTTCTTTATTGAAATATTTTTTCTTTCATTATCTTGATTAGATTTATTATTGTCTGTTTTATTGTTTATTTTAATATCTGTTGTGTCTTGTCCCATTTTTTCTATATTCTCTAGATTTTTTTGCATATTTTCTTCATTTTGTTTATCTATCTTTTCTAACTCCGAATTACTATCTAAGTCATCAGGTAACATATCAATAATCGATGCATCACTTAACAATCCTCTTAGTTTTAATGCTCTTGTTGTCTCTGTATCTTTATCAGTTGGTAGATTTCTTTGTAAATCTATTTTTATGCTTCTAAAATCATAAGACTTATGTTTTCTTTTATTTATTCTATCTATGATTGTTTCCCATCTTCTTAATATTGCTTGCTTAAAGTGTTTATCTGCATCAGTTATCATTTGTTCTAATGCAAAGAACTTTCTGTCTAATGCACTTGCATTGTCTGCATTTGTAAATCCTAAATCTGTTATATTAGGTACTCCACTTATCATTGCTATTAAGTCTATTAATGTCTTTTTATGATTTTCTAATGCTGTATCTTGTACACTTTTTTCAACCCATGCTATATCACCTGAATTGTCTGGTGTATAAAATACTTGCATTTTTAATAGTGCTTTGTCTTCTTCTTCTCTTGCCTTATTAACTACCTGCTTTGGTTGTCCATTTTCATCTAATTCTGTTTCACCATTTTCATTAAGCTTTGTTGTCATTAAATCGTTCTGCGGTGTAAATCCTGTTATTTTTAGCTTTGCATCATCATTATATTGAAATGTGTTTCTGCTATTTTGTATCACTCTTTCATAGGCACAAATTAAAGAGACTACCAATTCAAAGCTTGATAGTCCCATTTCATTTTCTATTGCTATACAAGGAAGCATATTCCATTTACTTTTTTCAAATTTCTGTTCATCTTCTTGTAATTTTGCATAATCATTTGGTGTTGGAGAATAATATCTTTTACCATTTATTGTTGTTAATTCTAGTATTGTTATATCTGCACCATTTTTATCTTTTTCAGTCCATTTTCTTAGTTGTCCTATTTGTTTTACTGGTGTTGAATAATCAAATATTCCTATTGTATTTAATGCACTCTGTTTAGTATATACTATTTCATTATCTTCATTTTCATATAGTACTTCATAGCACCCTCTCATTCCAAAATAATCAAATGCTAAATCAAAAAATTCTGTTGAATCATCATTATATTTACTTATATAATCTATTAATACTTTTAATTCTTCATCTTTATTGGCATCTGTATTAAAAACTTTATTAAGTAATTTCTTGATTATGTTCAATTTTGTTGGGTCTGATATTTTTTCAACATCATATACTGGTGCTTTCCCTGCAAAATATCCTGTTACCATCGAATTAATATAATTTTCAAACGCTACTTTTATTTTATTGTCATCTAAACTTACTAGCTCAGAATTGTCTGTCTTTCTTCTTATTCTTTCATATAGTTGTTTTCTTGCATTCCATTCTTTGTCTGCTAACATTAATATTTGTGCTACACTATTTTCATTTTCTAATGTTTCTGGATTCCATTGTATCATTTTGTTTCCTCCTATATTGGTTTTATATAACCAAATTGTAATTTCTTTTGATTTATGTATTTTTCTACTGCATATCTCATTGCATCCATCAAATGGTTAAAATCATCTATTGGTCTATTTATTTTGTTTCCAAACTTGTCCTCATCCCACGTATAATTGCTTATTTCTGTTATAAAATTTACACATCTAGGATGTATTATTATTTCAAAATCTTGTATAAATTGAATACCATTATTTATACTGTCTTTGCCCTTTAATGCTCCAGTAATATGTCTTAATCCTAGTCCCCTTAGTTCATCTATTGACTTTGGTTCTGCACTATCTGCCGTTATCTTTTCTTTTGAGTAATCCATTTTGTTTATCTCATCATAGATTGCTTTGTTACTCATTCCTTTTTGATATATTTCATCATATACATAAATCTTTTTGTTTTTTAAATCTATTGCACCACAAAATAGTGCTGTTGGGTCATTTGTATAACCAAAGTCTAACCCAAAAGCACTATCTAAGTTTCTTATTGTATTTAATTCGAATTTTTCTTCTTTCCAATTTTCATAAACCAATCCATCAACTATACCCCAATTGCCTAATCCTGCAACTTGATATCTTCTAGGATTATTTTTCTTCATTCTTTCAAATACTTTTTTATCTGCTTCATCTAGCCACTCGTTACAAAGATAATTTGTTGTCATCGCTAATATATCATCATCTTTAACATCAAAAAATCTTTTCTTAATCCAATGATGTTCATTCCAAGGATTCAATGTTATTGTTATTTGTTTAAATAATCCCTCTGGTACTTCTCCGCCTTATACTTTCATCTATTACATCAAAATCAGATTCTTTTGTTATTTCGTATGCTTCTTCAATCCATAACCAACATAAAACACCAATATCTACTGATATTGATGTTACTTTTAATGGGTCATCTAATCCTCTGAAATATATTTTCTGTCCTGTAGGTTTGTATGTCATTTCTAATGGGCTTTCTTTTATTTCCCAGAAACTATCTACTTGTAATCTATGTATTGCCCATTTCAGTTCTGTAAAGCAACTATCTTTTAATGTTCTAAATGTTTTTCTAATTACAAGTGTATTAGCTTCTTTATATTTCATCATGTTACTTATTATCCATAATGCCGTTGTTTTAGATTTTTTACTTGCTCTTGAACCTTTACATACTCTATATCTACATTTACAATGCCAAAAATCGGCATAACCTTTTCCAACTATACTTTGCAGTGATAATCTATTTATTTGCTTTTGATTATCTTGTGCAATAATTTTACTCTGTAATATCATCTGCAATCACCACTGGTATATTACCAGTTACATCTACTTTTTCTTTAAATGTGCCATATCTCTTGCCAAGCAGTTCCGCACATTTTGTCCTATCTTGTAATGAAGCATCCAGTCCAAATTGGTCTTTTTCTTCTCCTCTCATTACTTTTGTTAAATATTGTAACACTTCTTCTTGTGAGGCAATTCTATTATCTTTTAGTTGTTGTAATCGTTCTTGAATGAAATAGTTAAGTTTTGTTAAGTTTTCAGCACCTATGTTCTTTGCTGTCTTAGAACTATACCCTGCTCTTTTTGCACTTTCTGTTGCATTTGCTGTTTCTACATAATAGTCTATAAACCTTTTTTGTTTTTCTGTTAGTTTATTATAATCTTTTTCATCTTCCATCTGCCTCACTTCCTTTTTTATGTTCTTCTATAAGATATTTCAACACATCAACCTTGCTATAACATTCTTCTTTTTGTTCATATCTATCTTGTAATTCAAACTCATCTGTTTCTTCATTATACACTTCAACTTGCTCTTTTTTTAGTATTTGATATTTAGTACAATACTTACAATACTTTTCACTATAAAATTGAAAAGTATTTATTTTATATATTTGTCCCTTTGTAGATAAGACATATAATAATTTATTAATGTTTTGATTTACATTCATTTTTTACCTCAAAATATTTGATCTTCTTTCATTTTGTATTTTTTTTATTTCACTTTGCAATTTTTCTTCTATTGTCTATGTTCTGTTATTTATTTTAAATTCCATGCTACACTCCTATAATAGAATGCATCGTTCTGTGATTTTTCAAAAAGTCTTTTGCACTCAAATATTTTAAACCTTTTTCTTTACATTTCTTGATATAATCTTCTGCAGATTGTTTAGTCCATTTTCTCATATTTTTTTCTCCTTATATATTTAAGTCCATTATTGATTTACTTCTTTGTGCTGTTATATTAGCCTTATTATCCTTGTATGCCAAGCTTTTAATTTTTTCTTTATCTGGTTTGTAATCTGGACAATATAACTGTAACATTTCTTTTGTTTGTATTATTACTGCTCCTTTATCACAATTTCCACAACAAGTTGGGCATAGATGCTTTATAAGGCTTTCTGTTAATTTACACATATACAACACCTCTCTTTTGTTTTTTTTAAGTAAACACTATGTAATGATATACAGCAGGACTCTAACCTACACTTGTTATCGTGTCATTTGATAACAGTCGAAGTGCCTAACACTTCTTTCGGGGTGGTTGACTAACTCCCTGTTCTATAACTATTGAACTTATATATATCACTACATACTATTTATTTGGCGACAGAGTGAGGTGTCGAGCCCCAAGCATTTTACTGCTCCAACTGTTTTCAAGACAGTGTTCAAAGCCGTTTGAATTACTCTGCCATTGGCGACAACTTATGGACTTGCACCATATACCTTGTTAGGTACGCATTTCTTAGCAGGAAAGCTCCAAACTTTCTGGATTAAGTTGTCATTTTTTACTAGGCAACTAACTACGACCACCTCAGCAGCCTTAACATACCGCACTAGTTCAGTATATCTTTAATAGCAATTACCTATAATAAGGCCTATAGTATATTAATATCTAATAGAAAAATAGAGCTAAACATTTATTAAATGTTCAGCTCCGCAAAAGTTTATATCTTTTTCTCTCTATTATAATTATAGCACTTTCAAATCAAAATTGCATCCAAATTTTATCACAATTTTATCACAATTTTTCAATCTAAACCTGTATTAAGAATATCTAGCATACTTTTTAATGCGTTGTCCCTTATATTCAATAATTGATTTATTGATTTTGGCTTTTGAAACTCTTCATAGTATTCATTTGCTACATAATCCCATTTTGATTTACGCATATAATATTCCTTTACAATAAATTCTTCTTCTCCAGATAATTGGTTTAATAAGTTTTTTACTCTTACAACTTTTTTGTCTAAAATTTCTTTATCTTTTTTTAATCTTTCTATTCTTCTTTTCAAATCTTCTCTATCTTCTTTATTTATATGGTTCATTTCTCTATTATAATTTATAACTGTATTAAGTGTCTTATCTGATGTTTTATTTGTTATGCTTCTTGGTATATCTGATAATACCTGTCCTTGCAGTTGCATTCCTTCTATAACACTTTCTTTTGTATCCTTGAAAACTGTTCCTGCATAACACAATCTTTCTTCATACTCTTCTTCTTTTAATTCTATTTCTGTTATTTTAGCCTCGTTTTTTAAATGATTTCTAAGCATTACTTCTAAATCTTCTTTTATGTATTTCAATTTTCATTCCTCCTTTTTAATTTTTTTTAGTATGTAATTAAAAAGTCTAATCTCTTTCTCTAGCTTTTTCTTTAGCCTGTTTCCTTTGCTACTTCTGCCAAAAAGACTTTCTAAATCTGCAAGCTGAACTTGATACATTTCTATTATTCTTTCTAACCTTTTAATAGCTTCTTCTTGCATATTTACCTCCATTTTTTTATTTTTCTGTCGTAGCAGTGTCGCACTTTTGTCGCATCTTATTTTTAAAATATTCTATAATACATTTTTTACAGTTCTCTACATCTTTAATTTCACAATCCTGAAATATTCCCATCTTCTTGCATATATCTTCATCGATGTCGAGGTTTGCTATGTATTCCACCATTGCATTTATTACATGTACTTGTTTTTGCGATATTATCTCTAATTTTTGTCGCTCAGCTGCTTCTCTTAATGAATCTCTTTCGTCTGCAATTTTCATTATCGCCTCAAACAATCTTTTAGCCTCGCCATTTAGCATTTCTGGTCTTACTCCTTGTAGCTCGTCTAATACTTTTTGTGCTTCTTTTTCATTCATTCTGTTACCTCCCTTCATATAATTTCTTCTAAGGCTGATACATGCCCGTCAAAATATAATCCTCCGTCGTGCAAGTCCCTATTTTTTCTATTCGATTTTGTAAATTCTTCATAAAATTCATCACTTGATTTTCTAACTTCTTTTAACTTGTCTTTTAATTTTTGTGTCCACTTTTCTCGCTCATCATAAACCCCGTTTCAAGTAGACTGTTGTGTAATCTGCTTCGTTTTCTTCTTTTAACTCTGTGTTTTCTTTTTGTAGTTTTACTATATATTCTTTATAATGTTCAATTTGTTTATTGAATATATAGTACTGCTGATTTTCTACTATATTTGCAACAGCACTTCTCTTTAATTTCTTACCATCTTCATATCCTTGCATATATCCTAACGCTTCATTTTGTGCTAATGCTATCATTTGATAATTATTATTCCTATCTTGTTTTAATTCTTCATTTTCTTTTAATATTCTTTTATAATCTGATAAAAAAAACTTTAAATTATTATAAAATGAGCTATTAATTTCAAATCTTATTTCTTTATTCCCTCGCCTGTTCTTTTTGAAATTTTTTTCACGGCTTAAGATATTTTCTATTATGCCTATTTCTTCTTCAATATTATTTTCCTTCACTTATAACACCTCCTTTTTCCAAACATATTTTTCTCTTTTATTTCTATATTTATATTTATTGTTTATACAATAACTAATTTTAGAAATATGTACTCCTGTTTTATCGCTTGCTTCTTGTAAACTATCATAAATATTCAATAAGTTTCCTTGCATATCATATTGAAATACTTTAAATTTTTTATTATCACTATTTGCTAATCCTTTATTATATGCGTGTAACTCATTTTCAGATTGAGTACACCATTCTAAATTGTTTGCATTATTATTAGTTTTATCTCCATCAATATGATTTACTTGCGGTTTATTTTCAGGATTTGGAATAAATGCTTCTGCCACTAATCTATGCAATCTGCAATTTTTATTTTTGTTATTTTTCATTAAAGCAATGTAAATATATCCATTTTTATTATTAATATAAGATTCCATTATATGTTCTCTTTTATAAAAAGCTTTTCCATTCCATCTATATAAAGATTTAATTCTTCCTAGATTACTAACTTGATATTTCCCCTCATATCCTTTAATATTTTTCCATATTTCCACAATATTAATCCTCCTTGTTTAACCACCCAAGTTCTAATACTTTCTTATTTATTGCTTGTAGTTCTTGAATGTTAAAATTTTCGCTTTTCATTTCTGATTCAACCTCTATTGTTTTATGTTTTAAGTTAAAGTCAATATCTTTTCTAAAATTTCTATAAATTATCCAATATTCATTGGCTCTTGTCCTTATATATCCTAACTCTTCAAAAAGTTCATCAGCTGTTTTCACTATGTATCACTCCTCTCTAAATTATTTCTTTAAATTCTTTTATGATATTTTCTATTTCTTCTATATTGTCTAAAAAAATTCTTTTATTATCTTGTTTTATATAATATCCTTTATTGTTTTTATATATTGCCTTTGGTCTTATTTGTATGCTATCAGTATCTTCACTTAAAACTAAAACATCATCATTTTCATTAAATGTTCTCATTGTTAATAAATAACCTAAAGTTGCACTTGCATTATATGGATAACATTTTTCTTTTAATACAATTCTATCTTTTGACATATAATGAGATTTTAATATTATAAATTTCATATCTTATTTACTCCTTTACATCTACTATAAATTCTCTTATAAATCTGTTTGCGTATTCTGGTGCTATTAAACTTCTTTTTGCTCCGTGGATTTGTATGTCCAATGGTTTTCTTCTTATTCCAGCTATAGGCTTCAAAAATCATGTTGTATTTAGGTTCACAATTTATGAACCAATACTGGGTTGGCTTTTCGTAGTAATCTCCACGTAAAGTTCTGTCTTTATCTACAATTTTGCTTGGTATAGCCCAATATTTGACTAAATAGTGCGTTGTTGAATATGGATTCTCAATTATTAATGGTATTTTCTTTCTAATGCACACTATTGCTAATTTTGTTATCGTTTCATACATCAAATCTAATTCTCTATGTAACTTTAGGTCATATTCTAGTTTTTGTTCATCTGACCATTTTCTCAACGAATTACAAGTTCCTCTAAAATGCAGCTCAATTTGATTCTCAAATCTTACGCAAGGGAAAAATGCTAGTATTGTGTCTTCTTCTGTTATATTATCAAATATACTTTTTTCTTTGTTATATGCATTTTCTATCTCTTTAAATGAGTCTATTACTACATCTGTTTCATTAAATTCATTTTGTATGTCATAATCTATTGCTTCATATCCGAAGTTTTTTAAATTCATTTTTGAATGTTCCGCTTTGTTCAAATAAACAATAATACATTTTTTTACTCCTTTACTACTAAATCTATCTCCTGCCACATTTCAAACAAATATTGTTTAGCTTTTTGTAAATGTTCATTTATTTCTTTCAAGTCTTTTTCTGTAATATTGTATATTACAACGTGCCACATTTCTCTTCCGTGTCTTTGTAAAGCGTGATGTAATTTTAAAATATAACTATCTAATTTATTGCCTAAATCATCTTCCTCTTGTTCTAAATCAAATCTAAATAATAAATTATAATCAAAATCATAGTCTAAACCACACTTCTCTTTAAATTCTTCCCACGAATTGCATTCTAAAGTTCTTTTAGTTTCCCAGCATTCGCAATAATAACTATGATTTGTTTCTTCTAGTTTTAACATATATATTCTCCTATTCTAAAATACATTGTTTTTCCATTACATCTTATTTTTATTTTAGGCTTCATAAACATATTTCCTAAAGCACTAATTTCCCAATGCCTATTCCCGCCATTGTATTTATAATATGAGCTGTCATTTTTTGTTTCTTCGTATTTTCTTATATAACCTTTTAAATTATAATATATATATCTTAAATCATCTTCTTCCACATTTTCTTTACAATTTATTTGTATATTCATATCTATTCTCCTCCTAATAACTAACTATTATTGTATAAGCAACCATCTTTAATCCATTTATATCCTAATTGTGCTAAACAGCCAAAGTCATACCAATCTACATTAGGATTAAAATTCCCATAAGTTTGTAAATACCAGTAGTCTTCATCTTCATTATATTTAAAACTTGCAATTCCCCATTTATGGCTGTTATCTATTGCCCATTGATTAATCATTAAATATTTATGATTTGTTTTTTCTAAAGCTATATCTAGATTGTTTATTCTCTTATAATATTTTCTATTCATCTTCTCCTCCTACTATCTTTCTTTAATATTTCTAATATGTAGTATTCTTTATTAGGCTCTGCACCCCATTTTTCTTTGCCTTGTCCTACTCTTAATTTACACACACAGGTCATTTGAGGAGCATTGTTTCCATATCCATTTCTAAATACTACCCTATAATAAATTTCTTTAAAATTTGGACATTCTAGTTCAATATTTAATTTTGCTATTTCATAATAATTTTCAAACCTTTTAGTCCAGTATGGCTTTATTTCTCTATATTCTTCCTTTTTCTCGCCACTTTTTATCATATCGAACCATTTTTGCTTTATTGGTAAAACTATCATATTTCTTTTCCTTCCTAGGCTAGACTTAATCTATCCTTCATTATTTGTTTTTCTAAGTATTCCATCTAAATATCCTTTGTAATAACTCCACTCCATCATTTTTTTTACAGAAACTTTAACAAATGTGTTTTCTATTTCTCCTATATTTTCCATAGTTTCTTTTTCGCAAATTTCTTTCTCATTTTCTGTAATATCACATATTACATTTTTATCTTCTAGACCTAATTCTTTATTAAAAAACTCTTTTAATGTAGGTTTCTTTTCATATTTCGCATTAAATATTTCTTTATTATTGGAGTAAGCTTTTTCCAATGCTCTTTTGCAATTATTATTTATTACATATGTTTCAACTTTTCTTTCTTTAGCTACACGTCTAAACACTTCCTTTAAATTTAGCCCTTCTTCATTTTTGTGTTTTTCATATTCATTTAAAGCTTTTGTTATGTCATCATATGTAAGACTAGACTTGTCAAATTTATACTTGTTTAATATTTTTTCTGCAAAGTTTATGTGTTTCTTGTTATTTTTTTCTTCATTTACTATTTTTTCATATTCTTCTTCTGGTAATTTTCTATATTGCTCATATAATCCATTTTCTTTTAGTTTTTTTAAAATTTCTTCAGCCTCTTCGCTTGTTACTTTTATTGTAGTGTACAAGCTTTTATCAACATCCCAATATTTGCATAAATATATCTGGTCTTCTACACTTAATTCCTTCATTCTTCCACCTCCGTTAATAAAATTTTCAATTCCTCATTTTCCCTGTTTAGCTTATTATATTCAATCTCTAATCTCATACTTCTTAGGCAAATAAACAAGTTTATTGTTGTTAATATAATAACTAGTATCTTTAAAAATTTATTTTCATTCCTCATAAGCTATCTCTCCCCTTCAAATTCAATCAAGCCTAATTCTTTTAATCGCATGCTTGAATAATATTCTCTATAAAGCTGTATCCAGTCATCTAGTCTCATTGTTACTAACCAGTCTTTTCTATTTTTTCTGTGAAATACTGTAGGGAACTTATTGTCTTTTGTATCTCTTACTGCTTGTTGAATTGCTTCATCTATGTTCAATCTCTCAACTCTCTTACACTCAATATGTATATAATTAAGTCCTACTACATCATCGGCTTGTCCTGTATTTCCACAAAACTGTTGTGTCCTTCTACAGTTATAACCATATTCTTTTAATTTATTTGCTAGCTCTCTTTCTCCAGCACTTCCGTTTCTTTTTACTGTTAATACTCATTTGTACCTCCTTAAACTATAGCATTAAATGTCAATTGCCCATCTTCTAAAATGCCATTTAAAATATCTTCACTTATCATTTTTTCTTTTGCTTGTTTATAAAAATCTTTTTTTATTTCAAAGCCGTATCCATTTCTTCCTGTTTCAGTACAAGCTCTTAATGTGCTTGCACTTCCCGCTACTGGATCAATTACTACATCTCCTTCATCAGTAAATATCTCTATAAGTCTTTTTAATAAAGTTATCGGTTTTTGGGTTGGGTGTATTTTAGGGTAATATTTACTGCTATCTCTTTTCCATTCAAACCAATTAAATATCATTTTTCCATTGTTATTAAACTTAGGTAGCTTTTCTCTATAAAGTACTACTGCATATTCTGTTGCCCCAACAATTTTCATATTTGCTTTTAAAACTTGACTTGAATAGTTTTTTACAAAAACTAATGGATAACTCTTAACTAAACCGTGTTTCTTTGCTTCTTCTATTACCATTTGCATTTGTTCAAAAGCACAAAATACTATCATTGCTGGTGCTTTTCCTTTTTCTTTTGGCTCTTTCTTTAAATATCTGGTACAAAAATCAAAGAAATTGTTTATTTTAAAATCTTTATCTGTATCAAAAAAACTCTTATTTGCTAATTTACTTTCTCCATTTTTATTATCACCATCTATGTACCATTGTGGGTTGCTTGCATACGCATTATTCCCTAAATTGTATGGTATGTCTGCTATAATTAATTGTGCATGTGGTATTCCATATCTTTTAGCATTTTCAAAATGGTCATTATATAATTCTATCTTTACATTTGTTCTCATTTTATTTTTAGTTGTTCTCCTTTCAAAATTTTCCAGCATAGGTCTAATCCACTATCGTTCGCCTTCACATAGTTTTCGCATTCGTTTTTACCTTTAAATAATGTAATTTCTAATAGATTACAACCCATGCAAGTTTTACATTTACCTGTTAATTCTATTTGAATAGTTTGTTGCTCTATATTGTTTTGAACGTTTTGAGGCAATCCTGATGTTTCATTTTCCAAGTTTAATACTCTTTTTTTTGCGTTTTCTTGAATTTTGTCTTTAAGTATTGTTTCTACATTTACTCCTGATTTTTGTGCATCTGATATTGCTGTTTTTATTTCTTGTTTAGAAATTTTACCACCATTTCTTGCTTTATTTGTTAAATTTACACAAGAAGCCACACCTCTTGTAGTTCCACTTAACAAGATTGCACTCAATGCTCCATCTATACCATCTGACAAACTATCTGTTGCAAGTTCTTTCCAACCATTTTTTGTTCTAAAATCATACTTTAAATGCTCATTTCCTGCAATACTTTTGGTTGCAAGTTCACTATATTTCATAAGCTAGTCCTCTGGCATTTCATACACTGGTAAGCATATCCCGCTCGGCTGTCCTACTTTCATGTTTTCCCAGTTTTCATGTCTAGTTGTTATTTCTTGTAGCACTTCTTTTGCTCTTTCTTCTGTTTCGTATTCGCCTAAATCATCATATAAACTATATACTGTTTCAAATCTTATAAAATATGCGGTTTCTTCTTCGTCTTGTGTTATATATAATTGTGTTAAATTGTCAAAATTAACTATTTTTTCTTTATCTTGACTTACTATTATCATAATTACCTCCTAAAATTTTATATCCTTTGAATTTTGCTATCTGCAATTCCTGTTTTGTAATCCATTTTTGCCATTTTCCACATTTGCCACAATACAAGCCTCTTCTATCTCCTTGTATTTCTACAAATAGTTCTTCACTATCACATTTACTACATTTTTCTTGCATAATTGCCTCCTAATCAATTCTTGGAATATGTCTCTCCTTAATACTGCGTTATATGTTCCATGTTTGCTGCCTCAAGCCCTGCCTGTGTCATTCTATATACTGCAACTTGTTTTCCTGTGTATTGGCATTTTCGCTTGTCTACAACTTTTACATATCCCATTTTTTCTAATTCTGTTAGCCTTGGTGCTGTATAATTTCTTTCTGTACTTGGTATATAACCTAGCTCATATAATTCAACTGCTATTTCTTTTGCTGTCTTATTTCCAGAACATAATCTGTCTAAAATTTGTTTATATCTTATTTTTTGTTTTGTTTTTATATCTTCAAAACTTAATTGTCTTGTTATTGCTGTTATCATAATTTACCTCCTTTGTTTGCATATAAATTATTAAGTTTGCAAGCATTATATTGTCTTTGTTCATAATTGTTTTTATTTTTTTGCTCTTGTTTTAATGGATAAAAACTTTTCCAGCACTTCAACACTGCTTCGTTTATTATTTCTATCTGTGTTACTTCATTCGTGCTTAGCTTTTTTAATTTATTAAGAGCTAATTGCATTCCTTTTTCTGTTAATGGAGATTTTATTTTTTTTCTCATTTCTGCGAAACTATCTAAAGCTTTTTTTAATTCTTCAGGATAATCACTATATATATTCTTAATGTTATTAACATTCTTTACATTATTGTTTGTGTTATTTTGTTGTTCATTTGTTGTTATTTTGTTGTTATTTTGTTGTTCAAATTTTCTTTTATCTTCTTGGTAATTACTATATTTTTCAATACTTACAACTGTAAATTTGTTGTTACTTTTTGTTGTTATCATTCCGTATTTTTTCTAACAATTTTATGTATCTATATATTGTGTTTTCATTCATCTGTAGTTCATCTGATGCTTTTTTTCTTCCAAAAACAAATTGTCCTTTTTTTAATTTAATTACTTGTTGTCCTACTAATTGTTCTCGTTCCTCATGTGTTGCTTTTAATAAACACCATATCCATATTTTTAGAGCTTTTTCATTCTCCCAAATGGGAGATTTCATTATTTTTCTATACAACTTTATCCATGTTTCTTCCATATTCTCTCCCATAAAAATCAGGGCTAAAACTTATGTCTAGCCCTGGATGTAACTTTTTCCTATTAATTTAATAAATTCTTCTTCTGTATGTGTTTTCATATACTCTTTTTGTGCATCTATTCTTAATTGTTTTATAATATCTTCATTGTCGTGGCATCTTCTACATAGTAACTTTACAAATTTATGCTCTATACTTCTTTTTCTGTTGCTTCCACCATAAACTTCATGTGGGTCTAAGTGTTTTGAATAGTTACCACAAACCTCGCATATTCCTTCTTTTACTAGGTTTTTATCTCTTTGCCTTTCCAGTTTTGCCAACTTGCTAGATTTCTTTTTCAGTCCACTTTTGACCGTATTTTCTGTACACTTCTGTCCGGTTTTCTGTATAGTTTTTGGCACTGGGTGGAAGCTATTGCTTAGGTCTGTTACTATCATTTTGTAGCACCCCAGCTTTCTATTAAACTGTCAAGTTCTTCTTTCGACATAGTTTCAATGTTTAATTGCTTGCAATCTTGCACTATTAAGTCTATAAGTCTACTCATTTCTGCTGTATCATAAGTACTAGATCCATAATAAGCTAATACATTTGTATAACCTTCCAACTTACTTTTTGTAGTTTCACATACCCAACCTAAACCATTTTTAGTCCAAGCCTCTATAAATCTTTCTACAGCTTCATTTTTAACTGGAATAACTTCATATACTCCAATATTCTTAATTGCATCTTTATAGATTACATCTTTTGAAATATTTACTTTTTCTTCAAGCTTAGAAATTAAAACCCACATATATGCGTTTGCGTCCAGACTGCGTTTATTTCTGTATTTTTTTATTTCAATAGATAACTTGTCCTCTTTTAATTCTTCAAGCCCAGAAAGGCTTTCTCGCTCGTTTAAAGCTATTAGAATTTTAGGTCTTTGCGTTTTGTAGTCTATTGATATATCTTCTATTGTTCCTACACTTTTCATATATTACCTCCAAAATCAGAAAGGTAATTCGTCCGTACTGTTGTAAAAATTACCACTTTCTGTTTCTTCTGTTGTTGCATTGCCATCTTCTTTTTTGCTATCTGCAAAATAAACTTCTTCTGCAACTACCTCTGTTATATAATGCTTTACACCTTTATCATCTTCATAATTTCTTGTTTGTAATCTTCCAATCACACCAACTTGTTGTCCCTTTTTGAAATACTTACTGCAGAACTCTGCTGTTTTGTTCCAAGCTACTACATTTATAAAGTCTGCTTGTCTTTCCTCACCTGGTTTGCTAAATCTTCTGTTTACTGCTAAACTAAAACTTGCTACCATTGTGTTATTTGTTTGTGTATATCTTATTTCTGGGTCTCTTGTTAATCTTCCTAATAAAACTACTTTGTTGATAAGTCATCATTCCTTTCTTTAATATTTACATTTCCATTTTTTTGTGTACGTTTCATATAATCCATACATTTTTAACCATTCTTCAAACTTATGTATTACGGTTTCTATTGTTTCTGGAAATAAATCTTTTGTGTATTCTTCTCTAAAAATATCTCCTGGTTCTTCATCAAATTTGTTTGTTATTAAATAAACCATTTTGCTTGCTTCTGGCACCATTTCTAAATACATAAGTGTTTGATGATTATTGTAAAATTTGCCTACTTCATAATTAGCTGTATATTTGTAATCATAAATAATTCCACCTTTTAAGCAATCTATAATTCCATATAGTAGGTAATCTCCATATTCTTTACTTACTTTTATTTGATATGCTCCACCTAATGTTTCTTTATAGTTTTCTTGCATATAAGCTTCATATTCAAATCCTTTTCGTATGCTTTCGGTTGGCTCAAATTGTTCTTTGTTTAATACTTTTATAAAATCTTCTAATGTTCCATTCTTAATATTGTATTGCCAACTGTTAAGCAATGTAGGAGTAATATAATATTTAGCCATAAGCTAGACCTCCTTTAAATTCTTATTCCAATAACAACCTTCACAATTATCTGAAGGGCAATCACAACCATTAGGATTTTTGCACATAATTTTGTACCTCCTGTTTTGTTTCATATTGTTGCTTGTCCTTATTCCATACAAGGTTTAATTCTTTTATCTTTTCTGCAAAATGTGCCTTTGCTTCTTTTTCACTTGTTAAGATATGTGGGACTGTTTTTATTGCTTCAATTACTTCATTTACATTTTCTAATGTCATATTTTCTATTAGTGGATTTAATGCATTCATAACTTCTTGATACTGTTTTCTTTCCTCTTCAAATACTTTGCTTTCTTCTTGTATATTTTTATTAGCTTGTTCAAATAATTTTGTTAAGAAATCGTTTTGTTGTGTTCCATTTAATTCTGGGATTGTGTAATTTCCTTTTATCCCAAAACTTGATTTAGCAAAATATCTTTCACAGTTATTAAATCCTATTGTTTTTTTGTCGCCTCTCATTTCAATAAATCCACCTAATTCAACATTTTGCCATACTGTGTTTTTTGTACTTCCTTCTACTAAAATTCTTAATTTTGTTTCTTCATCTTGTTTTTCTTCTACTGCGTGGAATATAATTACACAATGCTTTCTTAAGTCAAAGTATATGTAATTCATAAATCTTGAAAATTCTCTTCCAACTGCTCCATAGCCTTGTAAACTTAATGTTCCATCTTTCTTAGCATTTTTTATGTCATTTTTTATTACATAAGCTTTCATTAAATCTAACAATTTTCCACCAGTGTCTATAACTATTGTTTCATAGTCACTTAAATCTCCTTTTAAATCATTTAATAGTTCTTCGTAACTTTCTGGTTGTATATAATCTTTTCTTACACTTGCCATTGTTCTATTTATTCCAAAGTCTACATCTATTAACAATGGCTTTGGTGCTGATAGCCCTAGTGTTGTTTTTCCTATTCCTGGGTAACCTGCTATTAATACCCTAAATCTGTTTTCTGTGTTTACCATTTCTGCTGGTTTTCTAATCATTTTTATTTTCCCTCCTATAAATTATTATCTCTGTAATCTTCCCAAGCTGTGTCTTCTTTTTCTGCCCATATCTCGTCTTGTCTTTGCCAGTAATCTTCGTTTGTGTTATATTCAACATCTGGCATAACCATTAAATTATCTAGTTCTGGCATTTCATTTTTCCTCCTCTTGATTTTTAAATTAATTTCTGCTATAATAAATTAAAGTTATTATTTTTTGAAACTTTTTGAACTAGTTTTGATTTAGCGGTCTTACTAGTTCTCTTATTTTTGCTAGAATTACATCTTCTCTGTTATAGTTATTACTTGTTGCTAATTCTGCAATATTGTTTAAAAGTCTTGCTAGCTTTTTATTTTCTTGTAATAAAATCAAATTGTTATGTTCTGTTATGTCTTTTCCCTTTTTTAATTGTTCTGCCTTATCTTCAGCATTTTTTAACGCTTGTCTACTTGCTCTTACTAGTGCATTATTTTCTTTGTTAAATAACATTTTCTTTACACCTCCTATCCAAACATTTCTGTTACTTTTTTATCTAATTTTCTACTTAACTTACATAAATTTTTATATAAGTTAATCTTAAAAACTTTGTAAAATATGTATTGTGTTAATATTGCTATTGCTATTGCTCCTATTAACTCTGCTAATACTACTAAACCACATAAATACACATCTAATAAATATTCAATCATTTGTTTTCACTTCCTTATCTATAAATCTGTTCCATAATTCTGTAAAATTCTTCTTTATCAATTCTTACACCAGCTGTTCCTATCTTTTTAACACAGCTCTGCATTTCTGTTCGTTTTAATGTTTTGTAAATTTGCTGAACACAACAGCCTAACTCTTCTGCTAATTCTTTTACTGTTGCAAATTTTGTTCTTGTTCTACTACATAAATTTGTCATTCTTTCACTCTCCTTTATTTGTCGTACTTATTGTTCGTTGTAAGGCTAAAAAAATTTGCACTACTGACACATCAAATATTTCTGCAAATATCCCTTTTGCTTTATCACTAGGATTTCTTTCGCCCCTTTCAATCATTGATATGTAATCTTTTGAAAACCCTGATTTTTCAGCAAGTTGTTCTTGTGTTAATTTTTTCTTTAGTCTTAATTCTTTGAATGTTGCTTCTTTCATCATTTCGTCTCCTTTCGTACATTATGTTCGTTCGATGTATGTATTATATAGTACAATATGTTCTTTGTCAATACTTTTTTTAAAAAAATTTTTTAATATTCTGCAAACCTTTGATACTCTAAGAAATAAAATTGTACAAAATGTTCTTTTTTTGTTTACATATCGTACAATTTGTTATATAATATTTTATATCAATTGTAAAACATATGAAAGGATGATTTTTTTGAATAAATTAAAGCAATTACGACTTGAAAGAGGTCTTTTACAATCAGACATTGCAAAGGTAATAAAAAAAAGTGAAAGAATTGTAGGTTTTTATGAAACTGGCGAAAGAGACATGAATACAGAAACATTATCTATTCTTGCTGACTTTTTCAATGTATCAATCGATTACTTGTTAGGTAAAACCAATATAAGAAATCTAGAAAATGAATTTAAGTTTGCATATCATAAGGAAATCGAAGGATTGACTGAGGAAGAAATTAAAGAAGCTTTAGAGTTCTACAAGATGGTTAAGAATAGAAAGAATAAAGAAAACAAATAAAAAAAGAGGTATATTATGGAATTAACAAAATTATATAATATAGCTGCTAAAGAAAATATCCCTGTAATAAGTCACAGGATGAAAAATAAGGCGATTATTTGTGAAATAGATAATAGTTATTATATTGGTCTTAATTACGAGTGTATTGATAATTCTTGCGAAGAAAAAGAAGTGCTTGCAGAAGAATTGCGGGCACTATTATTGCAATGCTTTATATAGTGTCAATGCAGATGAAGAAACTATTAGAAAAAAAGAATATAGAGCCAGAAAGTGGGCTTTTACTACTCTCGCTCCTGCCTCTTCTCTACTAAAGTTGGAAGAAGAAGGCTGTCAGTATTCTTATCAAGTTGCAGAGGAATTAGGTGTAAGCGAAGAATTAGTTAATACAGCTTATTCTTATTACAAAAATAATAATTATATTTAAAAGGAGATGATAATATGTTTTTTCTAAATATCTTAGTCCAAATACTCTTCGCCTCTTTTGCATCTGTTATATATACAGGTCTACACTCATTAGTTGTTATGATACTAATGTCCAAAAAAAGCGAAGAAAAAGCCTATCAAATTGAAGATATGCTTGCATATAATTTTGTAGGCAACACTATTATGATTTTCTTGTTTTTATTTTTTACTAAAACTTGGTTAATTTAAGGAGGGAATATGTCATTTACATATACAAAAAGAGCAGATGGCAGATTAATGAAAAGAGTTTCTGTAAACGGAAAATTGGAAACTTTATATAGTGATAATCCAAAAGACTTGGAAAAACAATATATTGAAAAGAAAAGTCAAAATCATAAGGGAATGTTTATAAACGATGAAGGTCTAACTGTTTCTGCTTGGGCTAATAAATGGATAGAAATATACAAAGCAGATAATGAATATGCTACAAGGAAAATGTATGCGGATTCAATTAGATTACATATTAACCCATATATTGGTAACATTCCACTAAAATATTTAAAACAGTCTGATGTTGTTTCTATGCTTAACGAATTAGATAAAAAAGGTATAACCAGAAAAAAAGATGTTGCCCTATTAACTATAAAACAAATCTTAAATAAAGCTGTGGAAAATGATTATATATACAAAAATGTAGCCCTTGGAATTAAGATGAAAAAGCACAAATCTGCCGAGAAACAGCCTTTAAATGATAGAACTATTTCTGTAATAAAAAAACTTGCAGAAAGCGATTCTAATGCGTTTATGGTACTATTCCTTTTATACACTGGTTTGCGTAGAGAAGAATTAATACCTTTGCAATATAAAGATATTAATATAGATAATAAATACATTTCTGTTAATAAAGCTGTTGTATTTATACAAAATCAACCTGTTGTAAAAAATACTAAAAACGAAGATATTAGACAAGTACCTATTTTTGATATATTAGACGAAAAACTAGAAATATTAAAGTCATCTCACAAAGGAACTGAATATATTTTTCCAAACTTAAAAAATAAAATGATGTCTGAAACAACATTTAAAAGAAAAATATCCTATGTAGTAAAAGCAATTAATACACAATTAAAAGCTGACACACTAGAAGGTGTGTCAAATGAAAAATTAAAGGATATAGAAGTAGAATATGAAGACATCTATTTTACTGCACATATATTAAGGCATACTTTTGCTTGTATTCTATATAAAGCTGGAATAGATATTAAACAAGCTCAAGTATGGATGGGGCATAAGGACATAAAAGTTTTATTAGGAATATATACACATTTAGATTCACAAGATAATCAAAAATCTATAGAGAAAGTGAATCAATTTTTAGGTTAATTTTGACACACTTTTTGACACACCAAACTATTGAAAATGTTTAAAATATTGAAAATATTAAATGAAAAAACGATAAAACAAAAACCGCTATATCTATTGATATAACGGTTTTGTCTGGTGGCTCGAAGTGGAATCGAACCACTGACACGGGGATTTTCAGTCCCCTGCTCTACCAACTGAGCTATCGAGCCAAATTTACTCTATTTAAAAAAATGGCGACCCGGAACGGGCTCGAACCGTCGACCTCTAGCGTGACAGGCTAGCGTTCTAACCAACTGAACTACCGGGCCAAAAAAATGGTGGGCGCAATAGGGCTCGAACCTATGACCTCCTGCTTGTAAGGCAGATGCTCTACCAGCTGAGCTATGCGCCCATTTCTTAGGACGAAAATAAGTATACTAGATTTTAATTAATCTGTCAATA